CCATAGAAGAAAGGAATAATTATGGCTAAATTAAGAATGAATGACGAATATCGGAAGAAGATATTAAACCGATATATCGAACACGCAGAACAAGAGGACACTCAAGAAAAACAAGCATATCTTGACGCAAAAGCTAGTGTGCATGATATGTATGAGAGTTCTTTTGAAGTTGCAAAAGAGGTAGTATCAAGATCATATCCTCAAGAAGATGTGAACACTTGTACAACACTCAAGAAAAAATACGGACAACCTTTAGATGTTGTAGCAAAAGATAAATGCTTTTATTTCTCTTATGCAAACGATAAAGCTGACGAAGATGCGTTTGGTGATGACAACGAAATATCAGAACACTTTGACTTTGGGTTATATGGTAGTTGCACTAATGGCAGTTATGATAGTTATGATAGTGGCAGAAGATTTGCTTATGCTTACTATCGTGATGAGTTGAAAGCTAAAGACTGCAATCCTGACATTTACCCACAACAAGAGGGCAATCAAGACAATCCTCACAAGACTGTTAGTTGTGAGGAAAATGACAAGGCACTCGGCTACACAAACTACAATAGATATAATTCTAGTGATGATAATAATGTTGGAATTGTAAAAGGCTTTGATGAACAATTCTATCTTGATATTATTGGCACTAGCCATTGTAGGTCTAGGACTATTGCGTGTACTCAGCAAGAGTTTAAAGTTTTTGCAGACTTGAAAAGGCAAAAGGCTATGATGATCTCGGCTCATGCAACTTATGTAGATACAATAACTGCACAAAAGAAAGCTATGGCTATGGGTTTAAAAGCCTATCGCTACTTGACTGAGGGTGTTGAGTTAATGAATGAACTCGGAGTAGAATGTGATGAGGCAGATTTAATTAAGACTAATTCTTCTGGCTTAACAATCTACAATCCTCAAAATCTCGCTAGTATGCTAAAAGGCATGAAGAACAAAACTATGACGAGAGAACAAAAGATTGCTGAACGAATGAAGTATGACACAGTAGTTGTTGCTACTGATACTTCATCTTTGGCTCATTAATTGTTAGGCATGGTAGATTATATCTGTAAGTCCTAACATTAACACCGCTCCCATTTTATATCAAATAGATTAACCGCAAGGGAGCGGTGACCCGCTTGTTGCTTGCGGCTTGCGGCTTAGATATTAGGTGAGGGGATAGCTCCCCACCTGAGCGGGGAGCGGGGGAGTTAGTCTAGAAAACATTTAGCAATATATAAAAATGACAGACCACATAAAGCAAGTCCGAACATAGGTTGTCCAATAAATGTAAGTAATACTCCTAATACATTTAATAAGACGACAGGTACAATAAACCACATAACATATCCTTTCTTTTAATATCCCATATTAATCTGATTTGCCCAGTAATGTCAAGGAGGGGTCCCTATTGAATTTGAAATATCCACAGGAAACGGAGGGGGTACACCAGATGTAGGGGAAGGGGTCCCAAAAGAAACAACATATAGGCTTGATTTGGATAGTTAAAGCTGTTAATTTCATTTTCACTCTTAAACAAAAAGGTGCAAAATTTTTTATAAAATTTTTTCAAATGCTAACCCCAGAACAAATACAAAACCTCCCCGCAGATACTAAAAAAGAATATTTGCAAACAGCACTTCTTCTTGAAGATAAGAAAAAAGATCAAAATGTTCGAAAAGACTTTTTATCTTTTGTAAAATATATGTGGCCTGACTTTATAGAAGGTGAGCACCATCGAATAATGGCAGAGAAATTTAATCGTGTTGCTAAGGGAGATTTAAAGCGGGTAATTATTAATATGGCACCTCGTCATACAAAATCAGAATTTGCATCAAACTATTTACCTGCATGGATGATCGGTAACAATCCAGATTTAAAAATTATTCAAGCTACAAATAATGCAGAACTTGCAGTGCGTTTTGGTAGAAAAGCAAAAACAGTAATTGATACTCCAGAATATCAAAAAATATTTAATACAAGACTCAGAGCTGATTCACAAGCCGCGGGCAAATGGGAAACGGCTCAAGGTGGTGAATATTATGCAGCTGGTGTCGGCGGATCAATCACGGGCCGTGGTGCGGACTTATTGATCATCGATGATCCACATTCTGAGCAAGATGCAATGAACCCTGCGTCATTTGATAGAGTTTATGAATGGTATACCAGTGGACCGCGGCAAAGGCTTCAACCAGGAGGTAGAATTATAGTTGTTATGACGCGTTGGAGCGTTGCAGACCTAACAGGCAAATTAATTAAGGCTCAAAAAGAACCTAAAAGTGATCAATGGGAAGTAATCGAATTTCCAGCTATTATGCCGTCTGGAAAACCCGTTTGGCCCGGATATTGGAAAATTGAAGAGTTAGAATCGGTCAAAGCTTCGGTATCCCTGCTTAAATGGAATGCACAATACCAACAAAACCCAACTTCGGAAGAAGGAAGCATAATTAAGCGTGAATGGTGGAAAAAATGGCCCCATGACAAGTTACCACCACTAATGCATGTAATTCAGAGCTATGATACCGCTTTTATGAAAAAAGAGACTGCCGATTTCAGTGCAATTAGCACTTGGGGCGTATTTAAACCAAACGAGGATAGCGAACCGGGGATTATGTTATTAGATGTATTAAAAGACAGATATGAGTTTCCTGAACTTAGAAAAAAGGCAAAAGAGCAATATGACTACTGGAAACCCGAATCGGTGATCGTGGAAGCCAAAGCATCGGGGTTACCACTAACATATGAGTTACGTAAGATGGGTATACCGGTTATTAACTTTACACCTAGTAAAGGAAATGATAAACATACTAGAGTAAACTCAGTAGCTCCGTTATTCGAAGCAGGAATGGTTTGGTATCCGGATCGAAAGTTTACAGATGATATGATTGAGGAATGCGCTGCATTTCCACTTGGAGAACATGATGACCTCGTGGATAGTATGACTCAAGCATTAATGAGATTTAGACAAGGTGGTTTTGTAGCTCATCCCGAAGATTACGAAGATGAAAAATTACCACAAGAAAACAGGACTTATTATTAATGTCACAATATACAAATTTGTTTCTAAGAGCTTTTAAAAGGACCTCGGGTAGTAACGCTTCTCTACCATCAGAAATTAGAGATCTTAAGAAAGCACTAGCTGAATATTATAATGCTGGTTATGCACCAGGGGATCCAAAAAGAATGGTCCTGCAAGATAATCTAGATGATTGGGCAATCCTTGATAATTTTTTAGAAGTAATACATAAGCAAGGATTCATTGATCAACATTTTATTAAAGAGATTGCAGAAATTTTTGAAGGTATCCGCGCTGATCGGACCGTGGATCAAATTAAACTTGATGAAGAGTACGATCTTGGCGGTTATTCAACCGGGGTGAATCTTGCCGAAGATATTCCAAATGAAATATTTAGAAATAATTTAATAGAAGCTTTTGGTAAAGGTGAAGTAGAAGCAGCTGTTCGAATTAAAAAGGATAGTGGAATTAAAGATAGGGATCCTAGCAAGTGGGGAATTAAAACATCTGAGAACTGGGAAGATGAATTAGTTTGGTTATTGGAGGGTAGAAATCATCCAGAGCATCCTCTGCGTTATGAAAGAGAAGATGGCGCTTCATCTAAATATATGGGTATTAAAGGGAACACACCACTGGGTGGTGGTCCAAAAGGAGAAGTTGCTAATCTTGGTGTGCAGAACGAAGGTGAAGCCATGGCAAGAGTTCAACAAATGATTGATGAAATTTCTAATAACGAGTGGCTTCTTAGACCATTTAGGGATGCACTTGCGAGTGGAGAAAAGTTTGGAATATTTAATGATATACAAAGACAACAAGCAGTCGCTTATGCAGATGAAGCTCTTGCTAAATTAGGCACAGCTGACACATCTGTTGGGGGATCCTTAGATAATATATCAAAAGATATTTCAACTCTTATTGAAAGTAAGAAAAAAAGAAATCAAATATTAAAAGATGCAGTAGATGAAATAGATCCTTCACAGGAAACTGATAACATTCTCACAGATAATTGGGTTGACAAGCGTATTTCGGAGATAGATAGAGAAACTAAGATAGCTCAAGCAACTTCACAAGAAATAGAAGAAGCACAGCAAGCAATGGCGATAGCTATAGAACAAGGCAGAATAGAAGAAGCAAAAACCATAGCTGACGAACTTAAACGCATGGGTGTAAAATTAGATGAAGGTGGTTATAAATCTGATGTTCCAACCGACATGTCAAACATATTAAAAAAACCTGAGCATGCAAAAGGTGGTCGAATAGGTTTTGAGCCTGGCGGATTAACTGGCGGATATAATGTAGGGGGAAATCAAGATTTTTATGCAGGTAGTGCAAATATTGGAGGAACATTAGGTCCTTTAGATCTTAATGTTGATTTGTCTAAAATAAAAGGTAGTGATATAGAAAAAGAAGCTACATTACGTTTTAATAAAGAAATGGCTATGATAGATGGTTTAGTCGTGGATGGTATTATTTCTAAAAGAGAAGGCGAAGATGCGATATGGAAGGCTCAACTTTTATTTGGACAAGAACTATATTCACAACCAGATGGAGACAATAATTTAAGACTTGATGCTTCTATAGGAACAGATCAAAGCGGAGAAACTACTGGTAAAGCAGGATTTACATATTCATTTGATAAAGGTGGCCGCGTTGGTTTAGAAGGCGGCGGTGGTCCACTTGATAAAATGAAAATGAATCGTAGGGGATTCTTAGGTCTGCTTGGATCGGGGCTCGCGGCTTTAACTGCAGGTGGTAAGGGTTTATTTACCGCAGCGCCAAAAGTTGCAGAAGTAGCAGCTACAAACGCTATACCTTTGGTTGAAGGCATGCCGAGCTGGTTCCCACTTCTAGTAAATAAGATTAGAGACAAAGGAAAAATTACAAAACAGTCAGATTATACAGAAGCTAAAGAAGAAGGTGTAAATATTGTTGAATATCGATTGACAGATGATTCTTTAAAGGCAAGTGATCTCTACATGGAAGAAAATCTTAATACTGGTGAAATAACTATTTCGGGTCGAGGAGATGATTATCAACAAGTTGAATTAACCTATACACCAGGAGATAGAATAGTTAATGTCGAATCAGGTAAAACGAGTGAAGCTGCTCCTTCTTTTAATGCAGAAGCACAAACTAAAAGCGCTGGACAAGCTGAAAAAAGAGATGGTTTTCTTGGAAACCAAGATACTACACCAGACTTAATGGGAAGACACCCTGTGGTAGTTAGCGAAAAAGGTACATTTGAAGCATCGGAATTTCAAAAAGGACACGAGGGATGGGCTGATGTTGAAAACTTTGGTGGTGTAGATGATTTAAAAGGAGATTTAAGCTCATGGGAAAAAATAGCAGGCACATCTAGTAAGGTAAGTAAAAAAGATATAGAAGCTGAAATTAAAAGATTTCTGGAAACACAAAAGAAACCAGTAGAACCAGACATGGCAAAAGGCGGTCGCGTTGGTTTTGCAAATGGTGGTTTTGGTTATGGAGGAGCTGGATCAGAAGGAGATCTTTCTGTTTCGCAAATAAGTGGTTTTGATCCAAATACAGCGGAAGGTGCTTATAGTTTAATGAAAGGTCTTCCAGGTCTTATGGATTTATATAGGCAAAAGTCTGTAGGTCCTAAAAATAAAGCGCTTAGAACAATTGATCCAACTTTTGGTCATTATGCAGGCGGTCATGCGACGCATAATATGGCTCAGTGGAATGAATTAAAAGACCAATGGAGACAAAAAATGGATGATGATATTCTTGCAGCAGAAGAATATTATGGTTTTAATCCATCAGAGGATCAAAGAAAAATGCTTATTGAGAATTTTGGTCCTATGCTGAAGTCTGATTATAGTGATAAGCACTCGTTGTGGGTATCGGCTGATATGGCCGACCAACTCAAGGTTGATTCTCATATGGCTCAAACAAGACTAAATAATTGGTTACCAGGGCAAACAGATTTGTTTGATTCTATATATGGTTATAATAAAGGCGGCCGTGTAGGTTTACAACAAGGAGGTAATCCTGATAAAACAAACAAAGAAAGAGCAGACTGGATAGAAAAACTTATACGAATGAAGCAAGCAAAAAAATTTAATGCGGAACAAGAACTACCTTCTGGGTTTTGGGAACAATTAAGAATGTTAGATCCTTGGGATGATACACCAGATAGAAGAAGAGCTATAAATGAAACAGATATGAGATATAGGGATGAAATTTTCAAACTGAGATATGACGCTGCGAAAGAGGAAGCAGACTACCAACTTCGTCTTATGGAACAAGAACAAAATGCACCTATAGAGGTTGCACAAGGCGGTCGTATAGGATTTCAAGAAGGTGGTGCATCTGGGATAGGTTCAATATTAAATCAGATAAATCAGCTTAACAATACAGTTGCACAAAATGCTTTTGCGCAGGGTTCACAAATGGGAGCTCAAAATGCTGCCGGTCAAATTAATTCTTCACAACCAACTCTTAGTGCTGCTGTAGGTCAGATTAGTAATCAGATAGGTCAACTAGGTCAAGGTATACAACAAATGATAAGACCACCACAAGGACCTAGTCAAACTTCTGTTTCCCAACCAGCAACTACAGGTTATATGCCCAGTCAGGCACGACCAACATTTGAATTTGACATGTCACAATTTGTAGAAAGTCCAGGAACACCGGGTGTAGAACATTTTATGAATCCAACAGAAGAGAGCACTCAACAATATAATGAATTTCAAGATTGGGTGTCCAATTCACAGAATGTTAGTGATCAATTTAATCAGGCACATAATGCTTATCAAACAGATCTTGCAGCATGGGAAGCAGATCAAAATGTACCACTACAACAACAAACATATAATCCTTTTGGATCTACAGCAGGTAGAGGACAATTTACTGGCTTAAGGGGTCAAGCTGTACCACCTAATATAAATGGTTTTCCTGCCGATGCTACTGCATCTACGATTAACCCAGCGAATAGACCTAGACCAGAAGACTATATTCTTCAAAGAGGAGTTAATACTGCTGGAACAAATTCTGTAAGTAATTATGCTAATGGCGGATTAACACGTACAGTTCCACCGCAAAGGGGACCATTAGCCAATGGCATTGGCACAAGATTTAAGGAGAGACAAGTATGGCTATAGATAAAAATAATCCTGCTTTTGCAGCACCGAGAAAAACGGTACAGATACCAGGAAAGCAAGCACAGCAACAAGCGCAAATGGAATTGCTGTCGCAACATCAAAACCAACAACCAATAGAAGTTACACCTTTAGATGATGGTGGAGCAGAAATTAATTTTGATCCGTCTGCTCTTAATCAAGAGGGTGGACAATTTCATGGTGAGAATTTAGCAGATATTTTAGATGATAATACATTACATAAAATAAGTTCTGATTTACTTAAAACTTATGAGGATTGTAAATCATCACGTCAGGAATGGGAAGACACCTACACTAAAGGAATGGATCTTTTAGGTTTTAAATATGAAGACAGAACACAACCATTTAGGGGTGCATCAGGTGCAACACACCCAGTTCTTGCAGAAGCAGTTACACAGTTTCAAGCACTAGCTTATAAAGAATTATTACCAGCAGATGGTCCGGTTAGAACCCAGATTATTGGTATGGTTAATGTAGAAAAAGAAGAGCAAGCAAAACGTGTAAAAGATTTTATGAATTACCAAATCATGGTTGAAATGAAAGAGTATGAACCAGAGTTTGATCAGTTATTATTTAACTTACCATTATCAGGTTCATCATTTAAAAAAGTTTATTAT